CAGACACACCCTCCTCGTCGGCTCCGGTTATGGTAAAGTCAATCGTTATTGTGTCCCCAACTATAGACCCGTCCCCGCCGTAATCGTGACTGGACCATTCAATAGACTCATCATTATAAACCGGGGCCACCTCCTCCCACGTGCCGCTCCACGTCATTCTGTGAATGTTCCACTCGACATCCAGAGGAACAAAGGTCTTTGCGAATCCGTAAGTATCCACTATATCATCCTCAACCAGCGACTTATAATACTGGTAGTATGAAGAGGTGGTGTATCTTAATGTGCCACTTAATACATCAATCGGGTTATAGTACGCCTCAAGCATCTGTTTCGCTAACAGGGTTTGTATGCTCACGTTCGTTCCAACGGTATCCGCATGACCCTTTATATACCAATCACCGGTTGTCTCTGTATTTCCCGTGCCGTATCTTAGGCACCAAAACATGCCCTCTTCTCCATTTGTGAGGGGATAGAACGAATCGCACATTTTCAAGCCGACCTCGGACCGGTCGTACTTTATTATGTTCCGAGACTTGCCTCTGCGAATAATATGATAAGCTGAAGTGGGGTTTGTCTGGCGGGCTATTTCGTTTTGGGGTATGTGGCTTCCGTAGCTCGGCTCAACCCGAACACCGTATACCTTGCAGCTTGCGGTTGTGGTCCCCCCATCTTCCACCTCAAATAAATGAAGCCTATAGGTTGTTTGCGGATTAAGTGGATCGGAATGAAAGGGGATAGTCAGGATAAACCTTACGCCATCTAAACCGTTTGCGTCAACGTCTAGCTCGTAGTGCGATTCGGAGTTGGCCCAGTCTGGATAATCCCCTGTAAATCCCTGTAGCTTGCACCACCTTGTTTCCGTCGTGCCGCTTAATCCAAAATGTAATATACAATCCGTACCGCCGGAGTAGGTCGGCTCAATATCCAAAATTATATTTCCAGTGGTCAGATTCTTTACGTGAAAGTCTGTGTATAAACTCACCGACGGATCCCCAGCACCATCAACATCGTTTATGGTTACGTAGCCATCTGAAACGGAAACATCTGCTGAACCGCTCCAATATCTTGGTGATCCTCCGCTCTGCGTAAAATCGTCAAAGGTTGGGTTTTTAACGAGATTCTCTTTTCTTCCTGGATCAGCCGTCACCTCAACAATGCCAACGCGAGGCTTTTTAGTTATTTCAGGATCAGCGAACCAAACACCCGACGAATCAGACCTGTTCCACCTCACGTAATCGACCGAATTAGATAAATAAACCATTGGGTCGGCGGCTGTGAACGTTCGGACCGGATGCTTAGACCACATCGTATTGGGTCGCTGCAAATACCACTGAATTTCGCTCTGGAACACACGCGCCCCGTATTTCCTTAAAATATCATAAAGCACGTTGTAACAGTTATCCCGCTCATCATTCGACGTGTTCCAGTACATCTCCCTGAAAAAATACGTCTGACTGATAGGGGAGTTGGTCACACCGGAAGAGAAGTTCGTTTCGTAAATATTAACACCCTCTTTGGTGCTTAACGCGAACCCCGTCTTTGTAAACAAGTTACTCAAAACGGTTAGATCAGTAGCTAAATAATAGTAGGGGTCTCCACTGCTATCCTCGAACTTAACATCTTCCAGCATTCTTAGCTGATCCGTAGCCGTAAATGTTGAAAACTGCGGCTTAGAGGTCAACCGCCGGGAGTACTGATTCGGGACCAAATAGCCATACCAGTAGTTGTTCGACGCAGTGAACACATGCACCCTAACAGTCCTTTCATCAGCGACAAGTATGCTCTCCACTGTGGAACTATACTGAACCTGAATGTCCAGACTTGAACTGGCAATGCAATCAAACCGGTCGCCTGGGTTGTACCTTAACAATGCCGGATTCGGACCGGGAACCAAAGAGGTAACGGACCCGGAAAACCCGTCATATTGCAGATCAACATACCAGGTCGTTTCCTCCACGTCCTTAAACTGTATTCTATATTTGGTCGCAAATGCCATTATGCAAATCCGCTATAGTTTGCGTTTCGGTTTAACACGCCCACTAAATTTTTGCCGCTTATTTCAAAAGATATATTATGACTTGATCCACCACCGCTGGAAGTCGTTCCCGCGCCCCCTGGCTTCATCATCCCTTTTGTTATGCCGCTCACTAATTGCATTCCACCCCCTTGTGCGATCATCGCTAGGCCCAACATCATCATCGGCGTATTGCCCATCGAGTTTTGTACAACTGTAAATCCGGCAGACACAAGCATGTAACCTATGTTTGAAAGGATTTCCATTGCCAAAGATGAAAGATCCGTCTTCGCGCCTTTTAACGCTCTCCCCATAGCCTCGCCGACATCGTTAAAGCTGCTAACAAGGATGGACCCCATATCATAAGCTAAATTTTGTGAGATGTTGCCTATCTCTGATGCTCCTTGCCGATATATACCAACAACATCATTCATGTTTTTTTGAATAGTGTCTTTTGGTATAATGGGAGAAAAATATGTATGGCTAACGGGGCCGAAACCTGGATCTTTCCCGCCAGTCGGCACGGGGGGAGGGGTTTTGTTAACCTCAACGGTTGCCGTCTTTACTTCATTCAGGGCAGTTCTTAATCTTTTAAGCTCCTCTATCTGCGCTTTGATAATTTCTATCTTCTGTAGTTCATCCGGCGCGGCATACCCCAAAATTTTATGGTACTGTATCGACAGTGCGTTTATGGCCTTTTCTTTGGCTTCGGCATAAGACAACTGCGGGTTTAGTTCCTTGTATCTTTGCGTTAGAAGTGTAACCTCTTTCCCTACTTCTCTCACAGACTCGGCAAGCGGATCGAATGACTTCACCCTGTATATTGCCCGGACCGTTTCGAGCGATCCATTTAACACCTCCACGAAATCCATTAGAGCGGGTAAAACGGAGGCCTGCAAGTCGTTCACCATCTTCCCGAACTCCTCTTTCAAATCACCAACGGCGTTCTTTAGCTGTGTGCCGGTTGTGTCGGCGCGGGCCATTGCCTCGGCCTGACCTCCAAAGGCTGACGTTAATCCGGTTGCCAAGCTCTCCAGCCGCTCCGTACTACCCACGGCACCCTCAACCTGAATGCCGTACCTTGACAGCGCGTTAGTTGTCGATCCAAGCGTTTTACTAACCAGGTCAGCGGCCCCGGCAAGATCCATTTGTTTGGCAGCGGCGAGATCCTGGACCAGCGGGATAATTCTCCTTATCTGACTTTCTTCCTTAACGAATGCAGCAATAAGAGCCTGCGCCCTTATGGTTTCCTCATCGCCGAATAGTGTAATTTTCTGAAGCTGCCGGGCCTGCTCCATAAGCCCCTCCTGAGCTTCGCGCCGACCGTCTAAAGCGGTTAATAGTTGGGCCTCTGCTTTTCTCTGAACATCAAGCGCCTGAAGTGCCGCCTGCCCGAATCTAACCACCGCACGCACGGCAAATGCACCGGCGATCATCCCCCCAAGCGCACGCACTTGTTTTTGAAACCCCGTTAATGCTTTCTGTGAACCACTAAGTCCCTGTTTGAACTTAGTGTTGTTCATCTGAAGTACCGCCGTTAGGTTCGTGACTGTCCTGTTCGCCATTTCCTTCTTTCTTCGATTAACTTTATTTCCTCGCTCCGGTCAACCTCTTCTTTCTCCCAGGGGAACTTTAGCAGATCACGCGGCTGGACAGACTTTTTTGAAAAACCGCTACTGTTAGCCTGCACCGCCGCCGCCCATCGCGTCCTTTCCCATTCCGTCCGGTAGTCCCTCTGGACCTTTTCGTTATGGCCCCGGCAAGCATCCCAAAATTCACGCGGCAGCATCTCCCAGAAATCACCGTATGCCATGCCTATCTCACCAAATGCGAAGGCAAGCACATCGTCAAAGTCTATTTTTTTTTAGACTTCTCCCCGGAATCCGGTGCCTTTGTCATCTCCGACAGAGCTTCCATGATCTTGCCCATCAAGCCGGGGTCATCATCAAGCAGATCCCCAACCTCTTCGGCGGTGCTTACTTTGCACTCCTCCCCGGCCTTTCTCGCACCCTCAACAAACCCGACAAGAATAAACGTCAGCACATCCGAAAGTTTCATATTAGGAAGGTCCAGACTGATAACCTCATCCATCGTTTTCCCGGTCAAATCCCCGAACTTTGCCAGCGCGTTCCAGCTATATCTAACTGGCAGCTTACCTTTGGAAGTTTCGATTATCACGATGCAGCCATATTACCTGAACACTGGATCGAATAGGAACCGGTTACAAGCTGGTCGCTATTCCCGCCGGCTAAACTCAGCCCGGTTATCACACCCTCGCCGTTCAGAAACTCCGTACCGCTTCGCAGGGCGCGAACGTAAATGGTCGTGCCCGCGTTCATTACAGTGAATAGGTTTGTAAAGTTCGTCCCGGAAGAGGCTAACAAAAAGTCCCCGGTAATGGTACAGGAAACCTTGCCACCGATAAAAGAAGCGTTTAACCCGCTGTCCTGGGAGGTGGTTTCAAGCGCCTCAGCCGAAAAGTCAATGGAGCAAGAAGTGGTTTCGGCAATGTCCTCCTCCGTCTGCCCGGAGCCATCCAAGTTTGCCTGAATGACTAAATAATCTCCTCTTAATGACATATCTCTCTAATATTAGATAGTGAATAAAAATTTTTAAACCTCAAACCTCAATACATACTCCTGCGTAATCACGAACTTATCAAGCTCTGGAATGTACCCGTCTACCTCGCTTGTTATGTACGCAACAAACATCACCTCGGAATTATACGTGCCGTTCTGGTTGTCTAAATTGTCGCGTACCGTATCGGCCAGACTGCCGCAATCAGCGTACTTATCAGCGTAAATGTCAACGGTTAAATAGCCGTCCTTAATCGCTATGCCGTCCTGCGTTCTAATGTACTCGAACCGAACTGAATACACCGCGTAGGGGTCCGTTAATCCCTGCGGTGCGATAACCGGATAAACGTCTGTTTCAACGTTGTTCATCAGGTCATAAATGCCGGTTCTCGTAGATACACTCATGCTCTCTTAGCGTATTTTCTTATTTCCCTTTCAATGATCGTCCGTATAGCTTTAAACTGATGCTCCTGGGCTTCGGGAATGGTGTTCAATATCACCTGCTTGAAATTTGTCTTTTTCCGTATCGGCCCCACGCTTTTATAATACCGGCCATTCCACCTCAACGCTTTCGCTTCTTTGGGGAACCTTCGGTTGTCTTTGGCGTGATCAAGGATATTAGCGACATATCCCTTGTGAGATCCACCCATACGCGGACCGGCAAACACGGTTGCAACCCTGCGGTTTTTTCCCGTTACATGCCCCATCGATCTTTTTAAATTACCCGTCCTTACGGGAGACTCTCTACGCAAAGCCCTCACAAACGTCTTCTGCGCGGTATCCCTCAGGACTCTCTTTAGCACCACGTGTTGCGTCTTTACGTCCAGCCCCCGGATGATCTGTAAAAGCTGCTCGTCGCCAACAAGCCTTATATCAACATCATTCATCGTCGTAAGCCTCTGCGATAATGACAGTATGTAGCCGCCCTTCTTTCCGAATGCTCTGAATGTCCCAGTACTCCGAATCGTAACTAATTCGCATCTTCGCCGTTACGCTCGGCGCATCATGGGTGCGAAACTTGAACTTTTTGGAGAAGCTGAACACGGGCATGTCGGACTGCTGGGACTCGCTCGAACTAACATCTTCTACATCGGCCCAAACAGTTTTATACTCGGCCCACGTTCCGGCATCCACCCCGCCCATAGCATCACGGGCCTGGGTGTACTGCTGGATAACTATCTTATCATTATAGGCCATAGCTCCGGTTATCGGCTATCACGTTATCAAAGAACGAAATGCGCTCCGTGACTGCATCGTTCGGGTTCTCGTACTTCCGATAGACCCAGCTTAACAAAGCGTGTTTGATGTCGTAGTCTATAGCGGTTAGCCCTGCGGTGAAGTTGATTACGAACGCATCTTCCTTGTCGTAGGTCGAAGGTACGTCCTCAACCCAAATCACCACGGGCCGGGGTAGATCGCTTGACCCGCTTGTCGCGTTGGTTACATAGTAATCGGTCGAAAGTGTCTGGATAGCATTGTCATCATCATAATACTGGATAGAGGAAATTGCAGTTATGGGATACTTCCATAACTCAACCTCCTCGTATCCTTTCTGCAAAAAGCCCTTCCAGGTCTGCGCTGATAAACACATATTGGCCCTTTTCTCAAAGGTTTTCACAGCCGCCCAGATCAAATCTGTGATCAACGCATTGTG